CCGCCGCGTCGGTCGCCGCGTAGGTCGCCGCGTAGGTCGCCGCTCCGGTCGCCGCGTCGGTCGCCGCGTAGGTCGCCGCTCCGGTCGCCGCGTAGGTCGCCGCGTCGGTCGCCGCTCTGGTCGCCGCGTCGGTCGCCGCTCTGGTCGCCTCGTCGGTCGCCTCGTCGGTCGCCGCGTCGGTCGCCGCGTAGGTCGCCGCTCTGGTCGCCGCGTCGGCCGCCGCGTAGGTCGCATTCTCGCGTAGCCACCAGATGCCGGCCGCGAACCCGCCAGCGAGCGCCATCACAATCGGAGACGGCACGATGATGACGCGAGGCTCCGGCAGATTGGCGACCGCGTACAATTGCTTGATCGCGGGCACAATCTTCTCGGGAACGATAGGCTCCGTGCGGAACGCGCGACGAATCCACAGGGCCGCGTGTTCCGCCATCGCCGCGCGCTCGACATCCGTGATGCCGCCCGCCGCGCGGGTCGGAGTGCGGACGATCTTCTGCTCAGTCCGCAACACGGCGCACCTCCTCCCCGCGCTCCTCGACTTGGTGGATCTGCCGGTACAACGGCCGGTCGAGCACGACGGCCGCGTGTTCCTCGTGCGTGAGCGTCGCGCGGGCGACCACCTGCAGGAACCGTTCCGCCCCGGCCGACCATACGCGCACCTGCGGCGCGTCGATGGTCTGCGCGATCCGGTGCGCGTGGCCCGTCACTTCCCCGTAAGCGAGGATCACGTCGCCCGCGGGCGTTGCGTCCACAGCGCCGGGCGGAAGCGCGTCCACGGAGAGCAGGAGAACGTCGCCTTGTCGGACGATATGCGGTTTCATGATGCTGCCTTTCTGCGGCATGGCCGCTGTGAGTATCTCAATTCGCGGACCGCTTCACACTTCCCACCTTTCGCGCATCCTCTGAATCGCCGCTTCAGGCACGCCGCGGACGTTCGGCCATGAGCCGGTCGCGGGAGCGGCTCACGCGGGCGCAAAAAGCGGTGCCGTGGACTTGCTGGCTGCCGCGAGGTTGCGCACGGCCTGCTCGTAGTAGCTCGTTTTGAGTTCGACGCCAACGAAGCTGCGCGCCATTTCGATCGCGACGTAGCCCTCGCTTCCGATGCCGGCGAAGGGCGACAGCACGACGTCGCCCGGGTTCGTCCACAACTCAATCCCGCGGCGTATTACCTCAAGCTGCAATGGGCAGATGTGGCGCTCGTCGTCGTGCTCGCGCGCGCTGCGAAATTGCAGCGTGTCGTGCGGGTCGATGTCCATCCATACCGGCGAGGCGATCTTCTGCCACTTGTCGACGGAATAGTCCTCGCCGTGCTTCACGCGGCCCTCGGCCTCACCCGGCGCCCTCATGGTCACGAGGTAGTCCGGAATGCCCTGCCGGCACATGCTCGCGTTCTCGCGCACGCTCTTGTGCAGGAGGCCGAGCGCCTTGGTCCGCTGCATTGCTGTGACCGGGTCTTTCCAGATAACGACCTCGGAGTGATGGACGAACCCCTGCGCGGTGAAAGCCCGGATCAGGTCGCCACGGAAGTCCTTGAGCCCGATCACGCCATCGCGGACCTTGGAGGTCGGCAGCAACATGCAGTGGAACGACACGAGTCGGCCGGGGCGGATCAGCCGGCGCAGCTCCTCGATCACGAACGCGAAGTGCGCGAAGAATTCCGCGTCGTCGCGGCAGTTCCCGAGGTCGCGCGGGCTGTTCGAGTAGGTGTAGAGCGACGAGAAAGGCGGCGAGAAGATCGAGTAATCGACGCTCGACGCTGGCAGGCCGCGCATGACCTCGACGCAGTCGCCTTGGTAGAGCGCCCACAGCTCGCCCGTGGATTGTTCGATGCAGTTCATGTGCCTGTTCGGAGGAAGGCCGGCGCCTGGATCGGCCGACTCGGGTTGTACGGATTGCGCTCGCGCGTCACGCCGAGCACGTTTTCGCGGACGAACGATGCGGTTTCAGCGGACAGCGCTGCACCCATCGCGAGCGCGTCCGCCTCCTTGCGTTTCAGGTTCGCGACGACCGCGCCTTCGAGGTCGGACGCGAAGATGTGCACGTCGACTGGGCGTTTCTGCCCGAATCTCCAGCAGCGTCGGACGGCCTGGTAGTACGCCTCGAAACTGTCGGTGACGCCGACGAACGCCATCCGGGCGCAGTGCTGCCAATTCACGCCCCAGCCGGCGATGCTCGGCTTGGTCACGAGTACGCGGATCGCGCCTCGGGCGAAGGCCGCGAGCCGCGCTTCCTTTTCCTCGATCGTGTCCGGTCCTCGAATCTCGACGGCGTCGGGAATCGCCGCGCGCAGAGCGTCGGCTTCGTCGTTCAGGTCGCACCATACGATCCACGATTCGCGATGCTCGCGCGTGACCGTGGCCGCGCAGCGCGCTACCCGATCGGCGATGCTCGCGCGGCGCGCGACCCGGCGCTCGGATAGCGTCTGCGCCTCGGATGCGAACAGTTCGCCCGGCTTCGCCTGTCCCGTCTCTATGATGTGCTCGTGGATCGAGAGCTTCGGTAGCCGATAGTTCGCGTCATCGTGGCCGAGGTCAGCCGGCGACTGGATCAGCGCGCCCCACGATGCGACCCAGCGCCAGAATTCGTGGCGGGCGTGACCCTTGAGCCGCCAGGTCTGCGTGTCGCCGCCGTCGTGCACGAAGAATTCCGAGAGCATTTCGGTCCGCGACCGGATCCCGAGGAATTCCGCGTGCGTGCCTAGCTCCGTCCAGTCGTTCGGAGCCGGCGTCGCGGTCGCGCACAGTTTGAAGTCGGTTCGCTCGAACGCGTCGCACAAGAGGCCAAACGTCTTTGCGTCGTGATGCTTGATGATCGACGACTCGTCGAGTACGACGCCGCTGAAGGCCGACGGGTCGAGTCGGTGCAGTCGCTCGTAATTGCAGACGTTCACCCCGGCGCGCACGTCGGATTGCTGCATAACGTGCATAACCGGGACGCCGATCAGTCGGCCCTCGGCGACCGTCTGATCGGCCACAGCGAGCGGTGCCAGCACGATGACCGGCTGTTGCGTCTCGCCGGCAACCTCGTGTCCCCAAGCAAGGTGCATCCGCGTCTTACCGAGGCCGGTCGCCGCGAAGATTGCGGCGCGTCCGCGGCGCAGCGCCCACTCGGCTAGCTCGCGCTGATGTGGAAACAGCGGATATCTCGATAGGTCGCGCGCAATTCCAGTCGTCGCGTGCTTAATCGTCTTCGCTGTCAGAAAGTTTGCGTAGTTCATCAATACCTCGACCCGCGCACGACGCGGGAGCCTGGAGTGTCTACGTGGACGTAGTCCGGCGGCTGGTGGAACACCTCCGCGAACGCGCGCAGCGTGCGCGTCGTCTGGCCGGACCGACCGCCGCCGCGCTTGCGCGACACGGCCGGGATGTTCACGCGCGCCCGAGGCGCGAACACTTCGGCGAACGCGCGTTCGGTGCGTTGCCGGCGGCTCCCGCCGGCCGACAGCGCCGCTCGCATCTTCTCTGCGAGCACCCGCCCATTCTCGCGGCGGTGGCACCCGCATGACTTCGTGGCCCCGTTGAGCATCAGGTCTGCGCGCACGTCGCGGCGCTCGCCGCAGGAGCAGAGGCAATGCCACCATGTCCCGCGCCCCCGGTCCTTCGGGGCCGAGCGGTGCTGCACCGTCAGGCGCCCGAACACGCGCCCGGTCAGGTCGGTTGCGCGCGTCATACCGCCACCGTTGTCAGCACTTCCCATGCGGCATCGACTTCGGCGAGGAACGCTTCCGCCGCCGCCTCGATGGCGGCGATCTCGGCCGCAGCAGGCTCGAACCGCCGGACGAACAGCCGGTGCGAGTCCTGCCGCACGCGAGGGTCGAACGCGGCGAACTCGCACCATGCGCGGCCGGTGCAGGCGAGTTGCGCCAGCATCTGCGGCTTGTGCTCCTCCGGCACGACGCCAGCCATGCGCCATTGGACGAACGTGGTCGTGGTCGGGCACTTGATCTCGATCAGCCCGCCGCCGTCGAGCGTCCCGTCGGGCGTCGCGCCGAAGTTGTCTATCCGCGGGTGGTCGAAGAACCCAGCCGCGCCGATGATCGCGCCGGTATGCGCCTCGTAGGCGGCCTTCGCCTCGTCCTCGTGGTCCAACCCCCATTGCATCGCGTCGTTCACGAAATGCCGGACGGTCGATCCGGTCAGTCGCTCGGCGAGGATCTCGTGCAGGAGCCGGATGCGGCCAGCGGCGGGCTTGCCGTCCTTGCGGACGTCGAGCACGTCGCGCATCCGGGACGCGGTGAGCTTGCCCGCCCGCGCCGAGAGCCAGGCAGCGAGTTCGTCGCCTTCAAGCGCCATGGGCCACCTCGCCACGGTCGGCCAGATCGGCCGCTTTCTTAAGACTCGGGAGTTCATCCGCGAGCGCCCGGCGCGTCGCCGCACCCGCTGCCTGCCACGCGTCCTTGAGCGCCGCCGTGCCCGCCATCGCGGCGTCGCGCAGCGCGGCGAGCGCCTCGTCCTGCGCCGGGGTCGGATCGCCGGCCGGCGCCTCGACGCCGCGCGGCACGTCCTCGCCCGCGTAGATGTGCAGGCCGATGCCGTGGAGGGCGATCGCCTTGACCAAGCACCGCTGCATCGCGGTGTTGATCGCGAAGGCATCCGGGTTCGGAATCGCCTTGTTGCGGTGGTCCATGACCGGGAGTTGCATCGTGCGGTACTGCCCGAACGCGCGGACGGTGCAGTAGACCATCATGGTGTCGCCGCCGTGGCGGGTCGGCTCGCCGTAGCTCCACGTCGCCAGAGGATCGGCGCGGAGCAGTTGGTCAACCGCCCATGCCCACGACAGGTAGGACAGTCCGTTCTTCTTCTCGATGTACGGACCGCAGTTGATCGCGGCGAGCCGGGCGAACGTCGATTGCGGCTCGGCCGGCTCCGACGCGGTGATCTTGTCAGCCTTCATTGCCTGCCTCCCGCAGAAGCGCGTTGATCTCGTCCTCGTCGTCCTGCTCCGCGCACCATTGCGCGTACCCGGTCGCGGCTTGCTGCGACCACCCGGCCTGCTCGTCCGCCTCGGCGGCGGACATGGCGCGTTCGTTCACTTGGAGCCTCCCTTGCTGATGCGCTTGTCGTAGACCCAGCCGCCGCGCGTGCGGGTCCGCAGGACGCCGACCGCTCGGAGCCATCGGCGCTGGTGTTCGGTGTTGCCCGGATGCGCGCGGGCCGCGTCGGCGAGCGTGATTCGCCGCAGGCGCGGCTTGGGCGCGCTCGGGACGGGAGCGAGTTTCGGGCGCGCGCTCATGCGACCACCCCGAGCGCCAGCAGCGCGAGGGTCACGATGACGACCGCGAGCACCAAGCGGTCGCCCCACTCGTCCGAGCGGGCGCTCACTTGAGCCCCCGGAACGGGTCGGCGGAAAAGTACGCAGCGCCTGCGCGCTCGTACTCCGACAGCGCGTGCCGCGTCCTGACGATCTGGAACACGTCGGCGACCGCGCCGGCGCGCTCGATATCGGCCAGCCGCTCCGAGCAGCGGATCATGGCGTTGATCCACCGCTCCCGGAGCGCCTCAATCGGGAGTTCCGGTTCCGGCTCGCGGCGGTTCACCGGCTCCGCGTCGGGGTCGATCACGCGGCGCGGCTGGTACTCCGGCTCGCGGAGGCTCGCATCTTCCGCGCGGGCGAATCCGGGGCATTCGTAGGCGGTGCTCATCCTTCCCTCCCTCGCCCCGACCACCGGGGCATGGATGGAGTATTAGGCACGCCGAAGTATTTGTCAATAGGTGCGCCTAATATTTTTCACGCGCGGCAGCCGCCGGAGGCAAAGCGGCAGTCGTCATGGCAGATGACCGCCTTGTGGGACTACCGTCGGCGGTAGGCGTGGAACGCGCGCAGGGCCAGCGTCGTCCCGCCGGCCACCAGCCCGACGGAGCAGACGACGACGGCGATCCATCCGAGGCTGGGATCCCACCACCGGTCAGGCTGCAGGACGGCGCGGGAGAGCAGGAACGCGCCGGACGCGGCGAGCGCGTAGGCGAACGACATGGCGAAGCCGGCGATGGCGCCGCGGATCACCTGCGAGCTACGGCTTTGGGAGGCCGCCATGTCACATTGCGCCGCTTCGCGTTCGAACGTTCCGACATCGTTCCAAGCTTGCGCGCAAATTCCGCCTGCTGCCGGTCCTCGCCGAATCCGGCGGCCTGCCGAATGCGCAACGCCCGTTGCGCAAGGGTCAATGTAGGCATACCTAAGAGCATGATCGACGAAACGTTCGGTGCGCCTATTGACAAATACTTCGGCGTGCCTAATACTCGGCGCATGACCCCAGATCTGTTGATCGCGTACTTCGGTGGGATCACGGCCACCGCCAAGGCGTTGGGCGTAAAGCCGCCGAGTGTGAGCGAGTGGAAGTCAAACGGAGTCGTGCCGGAGGGGCGCCAGTACCAGGTCGAGGTGTTGACCGGCGGCGAATTGAAAGCCGCGCGTTCCACCGCGAAAGCCGCCTGACCATGCCGGCAGTCTCGCCGCTCCCGCGCGCCGACGCATTCCCGGTTTCGGGCGCGGGTCAGGAACCGCTGCGGAATCCGCTGCGGGACCGGCTCGCCATGGACGCGGACTTGCTGCACAACTACGAAACCATCGCGCGTCGCGCGCTCGTGGATCGCTCGCTCATCGACGAGGACGCGGAGTAGGGCGATGCAGCGCTGGCTCCCCGACTCGTTCGACCCCGCCGCGCACAACGCGCGGGTGCGGTCCATGCGCTCGGCCCTGCGCGAGCAGGATGCGGCGCACCGCGTCGCCACAGATCAACGCAGCGGCCCGTCGGCCTCCCCCGGGTCGTCCACGACGCTCCGGCCGACGGTGCCCGCTGCGCCATTTCGCCCGACCGCAGATCACTCGCGGCCGACAGCAAGCGGCCGGGCGCTTGTACTCCCGTGGCCTCCGTCGGGCAACACCGCCGTGCGGCACGGCGGCGGCGCGCACTATCTGCGGCCCGAGGTCGCACAGTACCGCAGGCACGTCGCCGCGCTATGTCGCAGCGCGGAGCGATGCACGGGCCGCTACGTCCTGCACGTCCACTTGTCGCCGCCGGATGCGCGACGTAGGGATGCGGACAACGCGCTCAAGGTGCTGGTCGATGCGCTCACGCACGCGGGTCTGATATGCGACGACAGCATGGCATATATGCGCGAGCTTCACGTCACAGTCGATGACGCGCGCAACGGCAGCGCAATTGTGCGAGTAGAGGCGGCGTGAAAAAGCAACCTAGGAGACTCATCGTCAACAACCGGCGACCGACGCATCCGCACCGGCACGACGCGGAAATCGAACAGCTATGGCGCACGCTTCGCAGACTCATCAACGAGCGCGCGCGGGATTGGATGAGCGACGACGCGACGGAGCGGATGTACTCGCCGGAGACTCGCGCGCGGATGTCGGCGTCGTCGAAGCGAGTGTGGGAGTTGGCAGGCCCGGAGGCGCGCGCAGCGCGGTCGGCGTTGATGACCGCAGCACGCCGCAAGAAAGCGGAGGACGCGAGGAGGACGCGCGATGCAACTGTCTCTTGACTGGTCCCGCGAGTTAGGCGAGCGCGGCATCCGGCGTTCATCGTCGAGCGCGGAGCGCTTCCAGCCAGGATTCACCCGACACGCAGCAGCGTTCATGCTCGCGTGTCTGGCGACCGGCGACATGAGCGGAGAGGATCTGACCGACGCGGCCCGGCGCGCTGGCTACTGCCCGCCGGATGACAGAGCCTTCGGCGCGGTGTTTCGCGCGATCCTGCGCGGCGGCGCGCGCGTGGTCGGCACCTGCCCGCGTCGCAAGGGCCACGGCTCGGCCGGCGGCAAGGTCTACGGGGTGGTGCGATGACTGCGCCGCTCACGCCGCCGGACTGCGATCTCCGCGACTTCCAGTTCATGCCGCTTGACGTTCTGCGGCTGCGCGATTCCGACTTGTCTACGTTATCGACAGGCGACGAATTCAAGGCAGCCGTGCTGCTCTGGTGCGCATCATGGCATCAAGTGCCGGCAGCATCACTCCCGGCTGACGAGCGACTGCTCGCGCGGCACAGCGGCGCCGGTCCGGCGTGGAAGAAGGTGCGCGAGGTGGCGATGCGCGGGTTCGTGCTGTGCTCGGATGGACGCTATTACCAT